TGCCATTATTCACTATAAAAATTACTCGCTAGATAATTGATAGCATCTGCAAATATATTTGATGTACTTGCCAATGCTCTAGCGAAGGTGCTAACGATAGTCTCGTAAATATCGCCCCAACCTATATTATTGTTTATTTCCCCAAAATGTGTTGTTTCGTATATCTTTCCCCAACTCATTATCGTTCTTTATTAAATAACTATTTAATTTAATTTCGTTCTCTTTCTTAGGCTTATATACCCTTTTCTTTTTTTTAGCCATTATAACACCCAACCAGTAAAATTAACATCCCTTTCAGGATACATTCCGTCATCTTGATTTGATATGTATTCCGGATATAAATTACTGTTGTAGTTCATATGATCCATAAATCTTTGAGTGTAAAACTCAGCAGTCTCTGTAGCGTGACTAGCTAATGCATTTATTTCAGACTGGTCTACAGCAGTAGCATTCTCTGAATTGTGTTTGTAAATTCCCCCATTAGATATCTGATACGCTGCATAAGGAATATAAGCTGCTTGAGTGTACCAAATAAGCATTGGTTTGATATAATCATCTACTAATGTTTTGTAATTACCTGTTAAACTATTTGCTATAATGTCCGACTGTAGTTTTTCATATAATTTAGTTCCTAGATAAGTTTGTATCTCTGTATCCTGGGCCACCTCAATAAATTGAATTATCTTATCAGCATCAATATTACCATCAAATATTGACTTTCTCTTTAACTCTTTTAATGTTATAAATAATGCCTTCATATTATTCTTCCTCGTTAGGTTCTACTTCTTCAGATTCAACCTCTATGTTTAATAATTCATCTTCCTTTTGACTGGATAGCTTTTCTCCGGTCTCTTCCTCTCTCTTAATCTTAGTGGCAATATTCTCTAACTCTGTAAATTCTATTGGTTGTAGAGTAGTAAAATATAAATCAAGATTTATTCCGTTAAAAGATAGAAGCTCTTTAAATGCATCAATAAGTAAAGTTTGAAATGGTCTAATAACAATATTATCCATAAGTATAGATGCTGTTCTAAGTTCTTCAGCATTATTACCAAATCCAGTATTATCCTTAATACCTAACAAAATAGGTGATACAACACCGTGACCAATCATAATCTTCTCTCTACTTTCCTTTGCAAGGAAGTCATATTGAGCGTGAGCATCTGGTAAGTGTATAGGCTCTATATTAGCTTGATTGTCTGAACTCTCATTAAAGGCCAATATAAATCTACCTGCATTAGAAGACCCACTGAATTTATCATATATCTTTCTCTCAATAAGTTCTTGTATCTCATCAGTTGGTATACCATTATTGAAATTAAGTAATAAAGAAGGTTGTAGTCCATTCTTTATATTGTTAATATGATAATTTGATACCTCTTCTTCTAAAGAACAATACTGTAAACACCCTTGATAATCTACAGGTGAGTAATAATAAAACCCTGCTCTATATGGTTTGATACAGTATATCTCTCTTGTCTCTGATCTAGAACCATTTTTGAACGAGGGTATTCTTTTCGGTTTGTCTGAAGGCTTAATATTAACCCAATCAGGATGATAATAGTATCCCTGCACCTTACCGTCTTTAGCCTTTTCAGCCCTTAAAGTTTCCATTGGGAAATGATGAAGCCCTGATATCTCCTTCTTGCCAGACTTGTAAACAACTTGTATTGTGGCTTGACCTAACATCTTAAGGTCATTTACTATCCTCTTAATATCATTAGGTCTTAATAAAGACTGCATTTTACCAAACATCTCAGGCTTCTCTGTAGAGTCTGTTGCATTTAGACCTCTACCATATATCATATCAACAATACCATTGATACATCTTGAGTTTGTTGGACTACCTAAATACCTTTCTATAAGCTCGTAGAAGTAGTTATTGTCATCACCGTATTCAACCCAATCCTTTCTAGTATTCTCTTTTACTTTAGGAATCTCATAACCAGATAGATTTATAACCCTCATACTAGGGTCAACCTTCTTAGGGGTCTGAATGTTTCTATTGGCTCTAATGTTTTTTCGACTCATATTATCATATATTGTTGCTCATCTGTTTCAGCATCATAATTATTATACTGACTAGTATTTAATGTGTGTGATATTGTTGTATCTGTTTTAGAAGTTACATACACCTTATCTCTATAAAGCAGGGTGTCACCTTGTTTTACTTCTATAGAATAAATAGAATCTTCAGCTAGTATACTAAATGTGCAAGGTATATCTAAGAAGTTACCGTTTACAGTTGAAGTCAAACTAGTTAATGTTTCATTCTTCTTAGTTCCATCCTCAACAATCTTTAATGATAAATCACTAGCAGCAGTATATGTTCTAGGTATTATACTTAACGTTTGTGAATTAGTATTTGGCAAAAGTCTTATCATATAAGTATAACTAAATAACTTAGATTTTGTTCAAAAAAATAGGGTGACCAAACAGCCACCCTATAATTATCAAATGAAACAGAGATTAGTTAGTACCTTCTGTCACTGTTACTGTAGCTGACGCCATACCATCATATGGGTCAGTTGCAGCAGGAGCATCAATAAAGTTAGCAGGTCTTCTTTCCATACCAGTGAAAGTCAGACTATACCCACTTAAATCACCCATAGCTGAACCTGTAGCAATAGTACCACCAGATAATTCAGCACCGTGTTCTGTACCCATTAAGAATACATTTCCATTATAGTCTTCCACAGCAATATGCGGTCTACCATAAGATAACAACTTCAATTCTTTGTGGTCCTCTTTAGTTAATTGTTTCAATGTAACATTTAAGGATTGCTCAAAGAATGTAGTTCCGTTCTCTAAGTTAGCAGTAATCGTTTGTTCGAAGTTACTGTTACCTTTCAATTCATATTTATAAGCAGTAAAGGTTCCTGAAAGGTCAGTTATTTGGTAGTCTTCATTTGCTGCATCAGCATATGTTATAGTACCTAAATCACCGAAATCAGTGAAGTAGATAGATTTTAAACCACCAACCTGATCTTTACAGCCTTCTTTACGCCCCCTAGTTAAATCACAAGCCATATCTTTTTAGTATTAAAAAAGGGTGAGTAGGCTCACTGGCTCACCCACCCTCTTAAGTTAGTTAATTAATTATTAGTTAGCAGAGTTAGTAATACCGTATGTTACGACATCCTCAACAATACCATACTGCACACCTGCAGTAAATCTCATAACAACTCTCACATTTTGAGAACCGTCAAGATCAGCCATATCGATAACCTTCACCTCATTATGGTCAGATAGTAAACCTGTACCAAAGAATAAGTTAGATTTTTCAGCAGCCACAGCAGTGTTATCTGCAAGACCATTAGCTACGAATAAAGAAACACCATCGAAAGAAAGTGATCCGTTATTCCACCACTGAGTACCTTGTGCATTTGTACCCGCTGCACCTAATCCAGAAGCACCAAATCCACCTAAAGCTCTTACATATGCTCTTGCAATGTTTTGAGAAACGTATACATTTAAGTCTTCAGCACCATATAAAGCAGAAGGAATTGCATCAACGATTTTCCCTAACTCAGCGATAACGTTTGAAGATGTTACTGTTGCACCCGCTACCTCTTGAGCTGCAGGTAAATCAGCATCAGCAGCTAATTTAGTTGTTAGTCCGTCAAACTGTCCGTTGTTAGAAGTATCTCCTGCCCAGATAGACTGCTCAGTTCTTTGTGCTACCTTAGATGCAACGTGTGCAATTAAGAAGTCAGAGAATTGAGAAGGCATATTGCTGTGTGCAGAAAAGCCCATTGATAAAGCCTCCCAGTCAGATACGAAATCTTTCTTACAAAGCTGTAGGTTTACTTGTTGTTCTTCTGGTTGAAGAATTTTTTCAGTAAGCGTAATAGTTGAAGTAGGATCAAAATCACAAGTAGCATCTTTGACGATGTCATTTGTAGATACTTTTTTGATAACCTCTTTTAACTTTACGTTTGGTTTCACAGTGATACCACCTCTAGAGATAGTAGCACCTTCTAACAGAGCAGCAGCGATATATTCACCCGCAAACTCCCCTGCATAAGTTGTAGTAATTGATGTAGTTGTTGCCATTTTGTTTTAAAATAATTGTTTACTTGGTTAATCTTGCTAATACTCTGTCTAGAGTAGTTTGTGGTCCATTTTGTGAATATAGGTGCAATCCTCTATTCTCTGTTGAATTTTCTGGTGTGTGAGTTAAAGGTTGCTCATCAGCAGATAATTCTTGAGGAACTTCTTGCTTAGATTCTTCTTTAGCCTCTAATTGACCCATTAATTTCTCTACCATAGCCTTTACCTCAGCTAATTCTTCTTTGGTTGCGTAAGACATTTCAGATTTAGGCTCCATAGCCTCAACCTCTTCAGAAGCATCCACTTCAGGAGCTTCTTCTAATTCCGTCATAACTTCTTCCTCTTTAACCTCTTCAGTGGCATCTTCAAGTTGTATTTCTTCTTGTGCAATATCTTGAGTTTCCACCTCTTCAGTTGAAGACAAAAGAACTTCCTTTAGTTTAGAAACGATTTCTGTTGCTTTCATAAAAATTGATGTTTATAATTATTACTGATTAAAATAGAATTGTTGTATTTTTAGGCTTTTTTCTGGATGATAAACCACTCAGTACCATCACTCCAAATAGCTATCCCTTCGTATGCTTTATTTATTTCATATGAAGTTGTGTCACCATCTAAATTCTGACCACTAGCAGGTGTTATGTCAACCCTTGTACTGGCAGAAAATGTACTGTCTGTTATAAACCTTAACACTCTATTTGTAGAATTGGATGAGGTAGCATCTGGTAATGTGTAAGTAGCAGTTCCTGTAGCACCACTCCAGGTCAATTTTATCATCATAGCATTCTCATATGTAGACGAATCTAAATCAACAGCCTCATCCGCTGAAGCTGTTTTTTCTACAGTTATGATATGGTTTGTTATATCATTTATTGTAGCTTTCTTTGTTGTACTACTTTGTACTAAAGGTACTTCTTCAGTACCGGTAAGAGCAGTAGCATTCGTTAGTTCTGATATTTTCTTATCTGGCATTATTGATATAATTTATGTGTGTTCTCTTGCATTAATATATTACCATCTTCAGTGTATAGGTGAAACAAATATCTGGTCACACTACCTACACCTTGACCTCTTAATTTACCATCGCAACATTTTCTTGAATACGTTTTACCATCCTTACAGAGGCAACCTCTCTTACCACTTTTAGGTGAAGAATAACTCGGTGTTTCTTTCATTTTCTTTTTCATTGCTTAGGGACACAATTAGGTACTTTTCTACCGTTTTTAGTCTTAAAACCAATCATTTCATATCCTTCTTGACAAGGATTAATATCTTCTAGTTCCTCTAGCCCTCTAAGTTTAGATTCAGTCCAATTAAGCATACTTTTACCTCCCCACAGAAGATAACTGATAGTTCCACAAGCCTCAGGCTTACTAGGATCATAATATTCAGATGCTCTACTTAAATAAGAGTAAATCCTCTTCAAAGTTGACTTTGTGAACTTCTCACCTCTAGCTAATTGCTGTCCTCTGACCTTACCTACCTGGGTTGCACACTTATTACCTAATTCTTTATTCCTTTTTATACCTAACTTGGCATTATTTGATGCAGATTCTGGATAACCACCATAAGACTCTAATTCTACGTCTTCAGATAGGCTTTCTAAGGCTTCTAGAAGCTCATATTCAGCGTTTAATTCATCTAGGCACTCAGAACACATTTTTTCTGGTAAAGACTCCTTAGGACCATCCATTTTGTCTGCAAAATACCCTTCTATAGAGAATCCTTTTACCTCACCTGCCTTAACTTGATTCCAAACATCATCATTATTGACTTTTACAGATACCATCCAGGTTCCTACAGGTAAATCGAAGTCATATTTTCTAGATTTATCCTTTTTTTCATCTTCTATTATCCAAGATTCAACAACAGACATACCCTCTAACTCTACGTTATGTTCTAGAGTGCTGTTGTTTTGATTACCCTTCATTAAAAACAGTTCTGAGGCCTTTCTTACCGTATCTTCACTAAAAAAGATGTAATAATCCTCTTCATCACCCTTTCTATATATCTTTTTGTTAGGTATTAGGGCTGCACCCATCAAAATCCTCTTTTCTTTATCTACTTCAGCAAGTTTGACCTCTTTATGTTCCTTAAGAGCGATAAAATCTTCTTCTATAGCGGGATTTTCAACAACAGAGATAGCTTCTATTCCGCTAAACTCGTTTTCTTCGTCTATAATAAGTTCTATAATGCGTTCCATATATAGTTAACTATTTTGATTGTATTCGTTATATATTTATCCTA